TACTGCTGTTGTGACGGCCTCAAATTCGTCGCTTTCTGGTGGTGTGTCCTCTGGTGCGGCGACGTTAACTGTTTCAACGACGAACACCGCTACGGCTACTGCTGTTGCCGGGGATTATGTGCTGATTGAGGACGTGTCCGATAACACCACGAAGAAGGCTTTAATTTCAGACATCACCGCTTTGGTCCCACCATCCGACCCTATTCCGCTAATATTAGCCCTAAGTTAAGGACAAAAAATGGCAAACACATTCCGCAACGGACGGGCCGCTGCTACGGCCAGCCTCAGCACTGTATATACCGTCCCATCATCCACGACCGCAATCGTTTTGCTAGCGCAGGCAACCAATGTAGGTTCCGGTGCTCAGGCCGTTACGTTCTGCTGGTATGACGCCTCAGGTTCAGTAAAAACCGAACTCGTGAAGCTCCTTTCAGTCCCCGAAAAAGCTAGTATCGGATTAGTGGCTGGAAAATTAGTGCTCGAAGCTTCCGACTATTTACAAATTCAAAGCACGGCCTCATCACTCATAGAGTTCTCGTTCTCTGTACTCGAAATTACTTGATCTGTGGTCGGTATAGCGGCGGGTAAAACGTGGTCCCGAATTGGGCCGGAAGTGGCTCCAACGGATAGCGCTGCGTCTGGTGTCTGGACTCTTCAGGAGTATTCAGAGAATCAGGCGGCTGGTACTTGGCCTAGTCCTGTTTACCCTGTTTCTTATACCGGAGGAACTACATATACTTACGGGAGTTCTACTTTTGTTAAGTTCACATCTTCAGGCACTTTGACCCTTACAGGCGGTTCTGGTCTAGTTGATTACCTTATTGTAGGCGGTGGCGGTGCTGGCGGCTTTTGCAACCAGTACAACGTTGCAAGTGGCGGTGGCGGTGGTGGCGGCGGAATCGCCTATGGCTTCAACTACCACCTTGACTATTCAATAAAGACTACTTTTGCGATAACTATCGCAGCCGGTGGAGTCGGTGGCGGTGGCAACAATACAGGCGGCAGCGGTGGCAATTCCAAAATTACTGGCTGGGGTTTAGCTAATGGCACCAGCAATTTCGATTTTGCTGGCGGCACTTCTTACGCAACCACTGGTGGCTCTGTAGGCGCAGCCGGTGCAGGCGGCGGAGGACGAGGCGGCTCGGGAATTTATAACGTTGGTGCAATAGGAACTTACGGAAGCCAAGCTGCTGGGTCTAACGGCGACTGGGCATCTGGTGGAGCCGGTGGCGGTGGCGGTGGTTGGTCCGGATATGCAAGTGGCAGCTCTGGCTATGGCGGCAACGCTCACCTCAATACCAACAGCAACAAAGAAAATATCGCTACTATTAAAAGTCAAAATCCTGACGGTTCAGTTGCCACACATACCATAGTTGGTAGACAAAACGCTAGAACTAACAACGGAACTGAGGGAATGCAAGGAGTCCAGGGCTTAGGCGGTGACTCGACTACGCCAGTGTACCCGCCTACAGGTAGCTCGGGCGGCGATCTACAGGCTGCAAACCGTGGTTTCTTTTGGAACCCTGATGGAAGAGTTGCCTACGGATCACCGGGCGCAGGCGGTCGTGGCAACTACCAGTCTTCAACAGACGGTGGTGGACGAGGCGTGAATCAAGGCGGACCAATAAACGCTTTAGATAATCAAGGCGGCGGTGGCGCTGGCGCTGGAGGAGCAAATGGTGGAACTGGTGGTAGCGGAATAGTGATTATTAGGTTCCAAACATGACAAAAATTTATGTTCATATCAACGAAAGCAACGTTGTCACAAATGCAGCAATCTTTGATGATGACAATCCCCCAACTGACCCAGGTTGGATTCAGCGCGAAGCGTCACAAGGGCAGACTTACGTCCCAGAGTCCAACATTTTTTATAGTCCAGCGCCTTACGCCAGTTGGGTGCTTAACGAAGAATTCGTATGGGAACCGCCCGCAGATAAACCTTATCCAGAAGGATTTGGAGTACCCCCAAGCATGACTTATTGGGATGTAGATCTTGATGACTGGGCAGAACTAGAAGAGGTCGGCTAATGGTTGGATACGGTGAGAATGGGTCTGTCGTAGGCCCCCAAAATTTGCCGACTAGTTCGGCGGCTTCTGGTGTGTGGTCTTTGGGTGAGGTGGCTGAAGCTTCAAGAGATTCTATTTGGCCTCAACCTGTGTACGCAGTAGTTGCAACAGGTGGAACCAAAACTACTTCTGGCGCTTACACCATCCACACGTTTACTAGCAGCGGTACTTTCCAAGTCACTGCCGCAGGAAATAATGTTGAGTGGCTTATTGTTGCTGGCGGTGGCGGTGCCCGTGGCTACATTGGCTCAGGTGCAGGTGGTGGCGGTATGAGAACCGGCACGCAAGGCTCAGTGACAGTTACGAGCTATTCAGTTGTCGTAGGTGCAGGTGGTGCAGGCAAAACCGGCGACAGCGGCGTGACACCACTTCAAGGTGGCACAAGTTCAAACGGGTTCGGCCAATCTTCAACTGGCGGTGGTATTGGGGCAAACATTAACTCCCCAAATTACACAACGGCAGGCGGAAATGGTGGCGCAGGCGCTGGCGGTGCTTATGACTGGTACCCCTCTAGCAACGGCCCAGCAGGAACAGGCAACCAAGGTGGTTATTCACCGTCTGAAGGCGTAAACGGAGGTATGAATACAAACCAAGGTCAAAACGGTGTCTACGGCGGTGGCGGTGGTGGCGGCGGTGGCGCTAGCGGCCAAACCCCAACCTCAGTTCCTAGCCCCTATGGCGGAGGAATTGGCGGTAATGGCAGCGCCTCTTCAATTAGTGGAGCGTCTGTGACTTATGCAGGCGGAGGTTCTGGCGGTGCGGATGGAAACGGCCCGCAAGGTACGCCCGGTGGAACCGGTGGCGGTGGCTATGGCAATGGCGGCACAGGCAATTACCAGGGCGGAAATGGCACTACGAATTCAGGTGGTGGCGGTGGTGGTATGGGCACTGGAAGCAATACCGGCGGCACCGGTGGTTCTGGAATAGTAATACTCCGCTACTTAACGAACGGATGACATGGCCCACTTTGCTGAAATAGATGACAACAACATTGTGAAAAATGTCATTGTTGTACCTGACGACCAAGAGCACAGAGGTGCGGAGTTTTGTGCTGATGACCTTGGCCTTGGTGGTACCTGGATTCAGACCAGTTATAACAACAGGATTAGAAAACAATTTGCCGGTATTGGGTCAGTTTACAATTCAGACTTTGACGAATTTCTTGACCCTCAGCCTTACCCATCATGGGCGCTTGATGACAGCCACGACTGGCAGCCCCCCACACTTCGACCAACAGAGAATGCTCTGGAATACCGGTGGAATGAAGAAACCACTAGTTGGGTTTATCGACGGGTACCTGACGAAATTCGCGAAGGACTTGTTAGCGCTGGACTTTTGACGTGATCAAAACCATGCCAGTCACGGGCGTAGAGGTTGCCCCGTTTGTTGTCAGCTACAAAATGCCTGACACCATTTCACTGCAAGACCTTATTCAACACAGCGAAACTATCAACGCTTGGGGCGCCTCAACTATTGGACTCAGGGAAGTGAAACCAAAGCTGAGAAGCTCAACGCAGATTAACCTGCCTCAACTTGAACTTAACCAGCAACAGATTGACAAATTACCGGCGCTCAACTTTGCAGGTTCTTGTCTATTTGATTACTTGCTGAGCTACCCAGAAGCCAGCATGGGCGTTCCTAGCTTTGAAGTTCGGGAACCACCACAAATCATCAAATATGAAAAAGATGATGCCTATCATCAAGCTCACAGCGATCTGCACCCGCACATGTTCCCAAATCGGCATTTGACATTCTGCCTTTATCTCAACACCGTTGATAAAGGCGGTGAACTCTGTTTCGTTAGGCAAGGTGTAGAAATCAAACCCGAAGAGGGAACAGCAGTTGTCTTTCCTTCAGGTTGGACGCATTCACATTACACAAAACCAACGGGGAGCACCCGTTATGTATTTCAACTTTGGTGGAGTTTCGATCGGAAAGAAGGTAGCTAATGGCTAACGTCTTAGAAGTCTTGCAGGCTGCTGGTTTAGATGTGGAGGCGGAACCGAATTGGGAAACTGCTCGTGGTTCGAAGTGGTCTTTTGATCATCGACCGGGCGGTACCCTTGGGATGATTGTGCATCACACGGCGGCGGGTGGCACGAAAGATATGCCTTGTCGCAGAATCTGCGTCAGTGGCAGAAGTGGATTAAAGGGTCCTTTAGTTCAACTGCTGCTAGGTCGGGGGCCAACGCCGAAGCTGCTATTGATTTCTCAGAACCGATGTAATCATGCGGGGCGTGGATCGTCTGAAGTTGTTAAAGATTTAGAGCAGCGTAGAGACATCACCGCAGAATTCGACGCCGGACAGGGCGCATATGATGCCCGTAACCTTGGCCGTTCGTCTGACTACCGAAAAGGCAACGGCATTCTGTGGGGTTTAGAAGTCGAGAATGATGGAGTCGGTGAGGAGTATTCGGCCGCTCAAATGAAAGTTCTTGTGAAGCTTTGCGCTGCGATGTGTAAGTGGCAAGGCTGGGATCATAACGCAATCATTCACCATCGTGAGTGGACTGATAGAAAAATCGATATGAGTTACCGTGGCCCTCTTCGCGATTATGTGAAGAAGGCTATGGCGTCGAACCAGTGGCGGCTACCTAAGTCAGCAGTCCAGACAGCTATCAGACCGCCTGTAACGCGATCTAAGAACACTGGCACCCTAGAACGGGGTGATAAGGGCTTAGAAGTAGTCAAACTCCAGAAATCGCTTACCACGCTTGGCTACGTTT